GTACTATAATTTGAAGCATACATATTACTCGTTGATGAGTATGGAGATTCTGCAGTATGACCAATTGCATATTGCGCATAAGAAGAACCGCTCTGTATACCACTAGTAGTTACATCATCAGCAGTAAATGTATTAGTACTACTTGCTCCATGTGCCACAAGGTCAGCTGTAATATCTACACCATCTTTAGTAGCTGTAACAGTTTCAGTTTTATCTGTTGGCGTAATAGTTAATGTATACTCTGCACCTTCATAAGTGCTAACTGCTCCACTAGGATCAATAGTCCCGTTACCAGTTAAAGTTGATGTAACTGTTGCAGGATTAGGTACGGTATAATCGACTTCAATTTCAGCACCATAAATATAAAACGATGCAGAAGTATTTCTTGACCCTCTTCTACAGTTAATTCTTATGCCAAACTCTGCACCATCATCGCGAAAAGTATCAAAGTCTTGCGTAAAAGAAAACTCATGTACTGATGCTGTAGTAGTAATTGCACTACAATAAGCATTATTATAAGTAGCAGTTCCTTTACATAAAACCGGTCTATATGAGGAAGAAGTTGAGCCGCCTGACTCACTTGCTTTTAATTTAATTGAAAAGTCATTAATTATTGCACCACTAGGTATATCATTCCAATTAAAACCTTGTAAATATACATATCTATTTGATGTAGAGGAATATGTATTAGTAACTGTAGCATATGTTGTACTATCTGTATTCGTATAAGCATTGCTTGCATTAGATACTGATAAATATGAAGTACCTGCAGCATTATATAACTTACTAGGGACTAATCTTATTATTGCCATAAAACTACCCCCTATGCTTGAATATATATATCACCATTATTTCCTAATGATGAACTTGGTGCGCTTGAACCTGTATAATATTTTTGTACAACTAAAGTACCAGTTACTTTAGAGCCATTAACATAGGCTGTTTCACCACTAACAATATCTGCTGCGGCGGCGGTAGCATCGGATGTATAGGTTCCAGTCGTATTAAAGATCTGAGTTCCAGCTTTAATATTTCCTGCAACCAAATCCGCATCTCCTACAATAGTTTGAGTACCTGTTAAATAAGTACCAGAACTAATAGTTTGATTACTCGTACCTGGAGTAATTGTTGCAGCAGCTTTAGTAGTAACATTTGCTGTTAAAGAAACAGTCGCTGTGCTTGCTGTACCACTAGATACATATCCTGGCGATACGGTAGGTGTAGTTGTTACATTAGTTTTTGTTAATGTTAATGTATTAGTACCCGTAGATACACTAGCGCTAGAACCAGAGAGTGATGAAGGCCCGGCCGCACTACCTGATGCGACTGATTTTGATGCCGCCGCATCATAGTATCCAGCTGGCACTGAAATTGTAGCACCAGAGGCTGTTAAATCAGAACTATCTCTCGTTGGAATATCAGAACCAACATATGTAGAACTAATTGGACCAACAGTAACAGCACCGGTTGTATACCTATTTGCGGCAACTGCAGTTTGACTAGACTCCGTAGGTGTAACTGTTTTAGCTGCTTGAACATTTAAACTACTAGTTCCAGCCCTATTTGTTCCAGCACTTAAATATCCACTTGTAGCAACAGCACTGACAGCAGTAATAACACCAGTACTTGTATTCACAGTAATACTTGGTGTTTCTAAGCTACCAGATGCGACTGATTTCGATGCAGCCGCAGAGTAATAACCTGCAGGTGCAGTAATACTCGCTTCATTAACAGTTAAATCGCTACTACTACGTCTAGCTATATCACTACCCACATATTCACTATCTATTGCTTCAACAGTAACAGAACTTAATCCATCATAACCACTATCTGCAGTTACAGTTTGGTTACTTTCTGTTGGTGTAGCAGTTTTAGCTTGTAATTCTACATTCTTAGGCACTTGTACATTTGCATTAGCATATTGACTAACATTAGTAGTACCATTAGAAGTAATATTAATAGTACCACTTGGTACAATATATTCACCTGGGATAGGATTAACTGTAACTTCATCCCATCCATCTATATCTGTTGAGGGAGTAAAAGTTTGCGTAGAGGAACTTGGGGTAACCGTTAATGAATCTAAAATCGTATCAGATCTAACAGGTTGCCCCGCAAATAAATCTACTGCATGATCTCCTAAAAATAGAGCCATTAGTTCCACCTCACTATTTGGACTTGAGTATCTACATAGGCTAAATTATTCCATGTAGTCACTCCATCTCCAATTTTTATTCTATTGTTCGTAGTATCTATTCCAATTTCTCCCTCACTTAATACTGGATTATTACTACTCCAATTTGCAGAAGTATCTCTGCGGTGTTGTATCTTCGTATTTATTAATCCTTTAACTGCCATATAGCAAAGACACTCCTTTCATCAAAATTTTATTGATAATTAGTAGTGCTGTCGCCGCAGTTAAGAAGTAATGTATCAGTACTGTGCAGCACTGTTGTAGGAAGTGTATAAACAGTCATTTCACTTCCATCAACTTTAATATTACCATTAGTGTTTGAAGCAGTTACTTTTGAATAGTCAAGATTGTCTATATCAAGAGCTTGTTGTAATGCTGCTTTAGTAATTGTGTTACTATTCTTAGAAATGCTTAAACCAGCAATAGAAGCAGATTGTAAAGCAGAATCAGCTAAATTACCTTGCGCGGCAGTAGCGAAGTTATTAGTAACCCAAGTTTGAGTTGCATATGCACTCAGATCAATAACGGTACCAAGTTCTTCCCATGAACTGCCATTATATGCCCACTCAGAACCATCAGCTGTAACATGCCACACATCACCGGTTTGCATACCAGTTAAAGCTTGAACTTCAGCAACGGTAGCTTTAGTACCCTTATAATGCATAGCAGAAGCTAATTTACCATCAATTTCTGTTTTAGTATATGCATCAGTAATACCATAGCCAGATAAACTAGTAGCTTTATCAGCTTTACTTGGTAAACCAGTTGTTGTATCAGTTTCTATTGTAGATACTCTTGTAGTTAAAGCAGTTAAATCAGATGCGGCCGCCCTACTTGTATCAGTTGGGTGTCTGTGGTCACCTCTAGCGAATGCTTTTTCAGTACCAGTTGAAGCCGTACCATCCATAAGTGGTGTTGTTGTTGATGCGGCAGCACCTTCTGGAACATCTTCAATTGTAATATATCCACTATCATTAGTGAGGTCAGATGTCCTTGTAGGAACTGTAACATCTACAGCTTTATTTCCATCTGGTGTTAAAGCAACACCATTTCTTTTAACTGTTTCAATTACATTAACTTCAGCGCCAGTTTCAATGTTTTGTAATTTAACAAAATCTTCTTTGCTTAACAGACCATTTTTACTTGCGCTAGCTAAATCTATATCAGCACCAGAGGCATAAGGTAAACTATTCCAAGCAGTTATACCATCACCAAATTTAAATTTAGTGGTATCTATTTCAACTCCGATTTCACCTTTACCAAGAACTGGGTTTTCTGACGTCCATCTAGCCGCGGTATCATTTCTAAGTAAAATTTTGGTGTTAACAGTTTTACTCATTATATACCTCCATTAGATTTATAGGCGGCATCGCCGCCATAAATAGTATCATCATTAGCAAGACCAATAGATGTATAAACACCTGGAACAATTCCAAATAAAAAAACGTCCCCATTGGAATCATCCACATAAATGTAGCCTGATTCTCCTACATTTGGGAACTCATATCGTGTATTATAATGTTTATATATATCATCAACAGTTCTTACAGGATTTAAACAAATTCTCTGTAAACTACCATTAATTTTTCCATCTATGTAGAAATGCCCATCTTCTGGAGTAAAATATGCGTATCCAATATGTAATGGTTTTTGGTCGAAATGCTCTTTCGTACCATAATGTACTTTAAAATGTGC